CCAATTTATTGTAAAATAAGAAGGGAATATTTATATGACTTACGAGAACATCATGGCGAAACTGAAGACTGTGTGGTCATTGGTATTGCAAGCATTCCAGGGCGTGCAATCTTATTTCATGCTTTACTTACGAATGGTGCAATATATTGGAGGCTTCCTATCAGTGCTTTTCTTCAAGGAGGAGACAGCAGTTCTGTGCATCAAGGAAAAGTGGAATCTCCAAATCTCGAAGATCTTGAGCTATGGAATTCATTTAGTTATTATCCTTCTGTTACTACTTTTGATTTTTTAATCGGACAGCGCTGTAAATATTTAGGAAAGGATAAAAAATTTATTCATGGACAATATTTATTTACAATTGATTGGGCACATCCGGAACCTAATATTCTCGATACTGAACATTCCGAAATACCTGATCAGCATAAGTGTGCTCATGTATTGGCTCTTGATGACGGCAATTTTGCAGCTCAGCCTAATAATCGTATTTTGTGGAGTATTCCTAGCTTTACAACTTCAAAACATTGGCCAGATTATAAAGTACAAACTAACGAATGGAATGTAGAAAATAGATCATGGAAAACAGATGATACTGATAATTTTTTTTATGATATAATAGATAAGGAGAAAAAAAATGAGTAGTGAGTTTAAAGTAAGTGATCAAACAAGTGTAGCCTTACCTATAAAAAATATAGTGGCTATTGTATCTGCTATTGTGGTAGCGGTATGGACTTATTTTGGCATTGTTGAAAGATTAAATAGAATTGAAACTAATGAAAAGTTAATGGCTCAAGATCTTCTTAAAAAAGCAGATCAAACTCCTAAGAACCAAGAATTATTTATGTTAATTGAATATCAAGCTAAAACAATAGAAAAACATTCTAAACAATTAGAAGAAAACGTGCATACTAAAGTATTAATTGCTCAGTTAGAAAAGAAAGTTGATAAGTTAGAGAAAGAATTAGACACATTACGAGGTAAGTAATGATTGAAGTTGTATTTGCATTATTAATGTATATGAATAATAAATTAGAAGGTTATTCACCTAAAGCTAATCTTGCAGAATGTTTAGAACAAAAAAGAAAAGTAGAACGAGATCCAGGAGGTAATGTAAACTGGAGCTGTAAAGAAGTAAAAGCCATTGTAGAAGTAGATAAACATGGTATTAAAAGAATCAAAGAAGTTAAGCAAGATTAATTGTATTAACAATCTGACAGTTGGATGCTGTCTCTCAAATCAATGTAAATGTTATGACAATAAAGAGTATAGTAATAAAATATTTGATAGTAGCTCTAGCAGCATTTGTATTAGGTACATTCTTTCCGAATCCAGTCGCCAAGAAGAAGACTGAATCGGCCACAATCGCCTGGGCAAAAAGTCTAGGTTTTGGTCCCCCGAGGTTTGAATATCGTAACAATGCAGAATTCATCACCTCCCTTAAAAAATGTATCGCCTACGTCAATTTTGATACTCCCACAAGAAAACAAGTAAATACAGAACTAATAATAGCTCAAGCTATTGTTGAAAGTAATTATGGAACTTCACGTTTTGCTATTGAAGGAAATAACTTATTTGGTATAAGGGTATGGTCTAAAGAAGGTATGTTGCCTTATAGACAACCTGAATCAATAGATTGGCGAGTAAGAGTCTTTAAAACTAAGTGTGATTCTGTTAAATACTATATTGAAATTCTAAATACAAAAAAAGTGTATGCAGAATTTAGAAGAGTTAGAGAATTAACATTAAATAGAAACCCTATTGCAATGGCTAAAACTTTAGATAATTTTTCTACAAACAAAGAGTATGAAAAACATGTTATTGAGGTTATTATAAAATTAAGAAATGAATCTAAGTAAAAGTTTTACATTAAATGAATTAACAAAGTCGCAAGAAGCGACAAGACTTGGAATAGATAATACACCAAGTGATGAGCATATATTAAATTTAAAAATACTTTGTGAAAATATACTACAACCTATAAGAGACTTTTATGGTATGCCATTGTCCGTGAGTTCTGGATATAGATCAGCGGCACTTTGTGAAGCTGTAGGTTCTTCATCTAAAAGTCAGCATACTAAAGGTCAAGCAGCAGATTTTGAGATATTTGGTATAGCTAACAAAGAATTAGCTGATTGGATTACATCTAATCTTGAATATGATCAATGTATATTAGAATTTTGGAACGAGAATGAACCTAATTCTGGATGGGTACATTGTAGTTATTCAACAAATGGTAATAGGAAGCAGTACTTGAAGGCACAGAAGGTAAGTGGTAAAATTGTCTATTCACCAATGGAGTAGAAATGCCAATAGGAAGATCACAAATACCACAACAAATTGAAGGTAAGATACGAGGTGCAAAGCCATCAAGGGCCATGCTTAAATCTAAAAGAAGAAAGAAAAAATAATGGGTAAACTTTGTCCAAGAGGAAAAGCAGCAGCTAAAAGAAAATTTAAAGTGTACCCGAGCGCGTACGCGAACATGTATGCGAGCGCGGTATGTTCAGGTAAAATTGTGCCTGGTGGTAAAAAAAAGAAAATGAGTGGTGGCAGTATTTCACAAGAAAGAAAAGCAGTATCTAATTATAAACAAGGTGGTGTTGCTAAAGGTTGTGGAGCTGTAATGGAAAACAGAAGAAAAAAAACTAAAAAATATTAATATGAGTTTACGTAAATGGGTTGCAGAGAAGTGGGTAGACATTGGAACTAAACGCAAAGATGGTTCTTTCGCTCCTTGTGGAAGATCTGGAGGAGAAAAAAGAAAAGGATATCCTAAATGTGTTCCTTTAGCTAAAGCTAGATCAATGTCAGAAGGTCAAAGACGTTCTGCAGTTGCAAGAAAAAGAGCAGCAGGAAACACTGGTCCTAAACCTACAAATGTTAAAACATTTGCAAGTGAAGGTGTTTATATAGGTAAATTTATAAGTGGAGAGTTTGATGGAGTAAAACATTCAAATGAATCTAAAGTAGATTATTATGGAGATTTATTAAAATAATGCCTAAACCAAAAATAATTATAGATATAGCAGAAAAAGCCTTTCCTAAAGCATCTGAGAAAGTTAAAACTTTTTTTAAAAAAAAATATGATGATATGCGCATTGATATGTCAGAAAGTTCTGCATTTGAAGCAGCTAAAAAAGAAACAAGAGAAAAAATTAAAATAGAACCAGAGACTAAGTTTAAAGGTGGTTCTGTTAATAAAATGTTTTTAGGAGGAATACCTGATCCTAGTACAATTGTATCAAAACTTTCAGCAGCATCACCACAAGATTATATTGACTATAAAACTAATACTGGAAGTCAGGTTTCAGTAGAGCCAGAAGAAAGAACTGGATATAAAGCAACAGAATTTAAGACTACAGTAGAGGAAAAACCAACAGAAAAAAGTAAAGGTGGTATGATTTATACTAAACCACATCAAAAAAAGTATTATGGAGATTTAATATAAATGGCTACATCAGGAACAACAACATTTAATCTATCAATTGATGAAATTGTAGAAGAATCTTATGAAAGAATAGGTATTAGATCTAATTCTGGTTATGACATTAAATCAGCTAGAAGAAGTTTAAATATACTTTTTTCTGAATGGGGTAATAGAGGAGTTCATCTTTGGAAAGTTAAATTATTTGATCAAACATTAACAACAGGTCAAGCAGAATATACTACCCCTAGTGATTGTAGCGATGTTTTAGAAGCTTATGTTTCAACTTCTGGTGGTGCACCAGGTGAATCTACAAGTGATTTATCTTTAACTAAAATAGATAGATCTACTTATGCTTCTCTTCCAAATAAAGGACAAACTGGTCAACCATCACAATACTATGTGGATAGACAAATAGATCCTATTATTTATCTTTATCAAGTTCCAAATAGAATCCAATATACACATTTAAAATATTATTATATTTCAAGAATTCAAGACGCAGGTGCTTACACTAATGATGCTAATCTTCCTTATAGATTTATACCATGTATGGTTTCAGGACTTGCTTATTATCTAGCACAAAAAAGATCACCTGAAAGAATTGATTTATTAAAAATGGTTTATGAAGATGAAATGAAACGAGCTTTGGATGAAGATGGACAAAGAACTAGTTTATACATATCACCACAAACTTATTTTCCACAAGGATAATTTATGCCAGTATTTGCTAAAGGTAAAAGATCACTAGCTATATCAGATAGATCAGGAATGCAGTTTCCTTATCTTGAAATGGTTAGAGAGTGGAACGGTTCTTTAGTTCATTTTTCAGAATTTGAAGCTAAACAACCTCAATTAGAACTTAGATCTCATGGTGGAGATGCTCAAGCATTACAATTTACAAGACCAGACGTAAGACCTGGTGGAGCATGTCTTGTATTATTAGATTTATATTATTGGCCGGGACAATATGTTTCAGATGGAATGCAACCAGGTATAAGTGGTGATATTATTAACACAAGAAGAGCAGCTTATTCAGGTGTAGGTGATGTAACTATTAGTATAACATAAAATGACATATTTAGAATTAGTACAAAAAATTAGAGATTATACAGAAGTAGGTTCTGAAGTTTTAACAGCTACTATTGTAAATGGTTTTATTAGAGACGCTGAATTTAAAATATTTAGAGAAGCAGATGCTGACTACGCGCGCGAGTACGCGACATCTACATTTACAGCTAATAATAAATATTTAGTGTTACCTAGTTCTTCCGGTTCGTCTGGTACAAATACAGATAGAAGAGCATTAATTGTTCGTTCAGTTGTTGCTACAAATACATCAGGTATTCAAGTTTCTTTGGAACCGAGAGATGATACATTTATAACAGAATATAATTCATCAGGATCTACTGGTTTTCCTAAATATTACGCTACATTTAGAGAAAATGCTATTGAAGTAGCTCCTACACCAAGTTCAGCTTTTGTAGTGGAATTAGATTATATTTATACTCCAGATGGTTTGAGTCCAACAAATACAGAAACTTATATTTCTGTTAATGCACCAGAACTATTATTATATGCCTGTTTAGTAGAAGCTTTTGCATATTTAAAAGGACCTATGGATATGTACAAACTGTATCAAGAGAAGTATAATATGGCATTACAAGGATTTACGTTAGAACAAACAGGTAGAAGACGTAGAGACGAGTATCAAGATGGAACGTTACGAATTAAAGTACCGTCACCATCACCATAATAAATTTATAGGAGAATAATTATGACATTAAGTATAGATCAAGCGGTTTGTAATACTTTTAAATCGCAACTATTAGACGGAGATCACGATTTTACTGCAACGACTGGAGATGTGTTTAAATTAGCACTTTATCAATCAAACGCAGTATTAAATGCAACAACTACAGTTTTCACTTCAACAAATGAAGTTGGAAATACTGGAACATATGCTTCTGGTGGTGGAGTGTTGCAAGGACAAACAGTTTCATTAGATGGTTCAGTAGGAATAGTAGATTTCGCAGATTTATCTTTTACAGGAGTTACATTAAGTGCATTAGGTGCAGTAATTTATAATACTTCATTCGGTAATAATGCAGCAGTATGTGTATTAGATTTCGGTGCTGTTAAAACTGCAACATCAGGAACATTTACAATTCAATTTCCAGCATTTACATCAGCAGCAGCTATATTAAGAATCGCTTAATTTAAGGAGAGCCAGGTGGCAAATATTATATCAATAATAACACCACCTGGTTTAACCATAGTAGGAGATTACTATGGCTAATGCGTGGAACGAACTTTCGTGGGGTTTTGGAGATTGGGGACTTCAAAATGATACTTTAATAATTCCAAATGGAATAGTATCTTCAGTATCAGTAAATTCAGTTGAATATTCAGGAGAACTTGGTGGTTGGGGACAATTCACTTGGGGATTTAATGAGTGGGGAGATTTAATAAATCCTAATGTAGATCTTACTGGATTACAATTAAACACATCTGTTGGAAATGAAGAAGCCTTTACAGATATATCAATAACTTTATCAACAAATTTAATTTTATCAACTGTTAACACAGTTACACTAACTGGTGGAGCACTAGAAGAACCTACTTTTGTTTTAATAAACACTACGACAGGATCAGTTTTTGCTGGAGAAAATGTAATTGTAGAAGTTACAACTCCTGGAACTGCAACTACGTGGGGACAAAACGCTTGGGGCTCAGGAGCGTGGAATCAAATAACTGGTACAGTAATTCGACAAGGTGATGAATCTATTTCAGGAACAGGTACTATAGATTTAACAGGTGTTCAATCTAATACATCTATTGGAACATTCACAGTAATAGGTGATGCTAATTTATCTTTAAATACAAATTTATTAAATATTACGGTAGCTTCTATATTAGCAGTAGTAGATGTTAATGTTGAAGTAACATCTCCAGGTCAATTACCTTGGGGAACTACTTATTGGGGTTATGGTTCGTGGGGCAATATTGGTGGAATGGATGTTGAACAAGGTGGAGAAGAAGTAGTAGTTCCATCGGTTGAAGTAGATGTTATTGGTAATCAATTAAATACTACAATTGGCACATATTCTATTACAGCAGATGCTAATTTAACCGCTATTACTAATTTATTAACAATAAGTTTAGGTAATGAAGAAAGTGATGCAAATACCATTGTTTCAGTATCTACAAATTTATTAAATGCAAGTGTGGGAACTGCTTCCGGTGAGACTTTATCTATTATAAGTGTAACAGGTGTAAATATGACCACTTCTACAGGTCGTTTATTTGTATCAGCTTGGGCTGTTGTAGATATTGGGGTAACTAATACTTGGACAGTGGTTGACATAGCCGCTTAATGAAACTAAAATTAGATATATTTAAAATTTAAGAGGAATTCTTATGGCATCATCGTTTTCAACGGATTTAAAACTTGAACTTATGGCCACGGGTGAAAACTCGGGTACATGGGGAGATAAAACAAACTCAAATTTAAACCTATTACAGCAAGCTATCGCTGGTTATCAATTAATTACACTTACTTCTACTAACACAACTTTAGCAATGACTGATGCTACAATATCAGATGCTAGAAATGCTGTTATTGAATTTGCAGGAACAATAGCTGCTAACACTACTGTTTTTGTGGCTTCTGGAATTGAGAAAACTTATATTTTAAAAAATGGTACATCAGGCGCTTTTACACTTGCTTTAAATCAAGTAGGCGGAGCTTCAGTAATATTTGGAGCAGCTGATAAAACAACTAAACTTGTTTATTTAAATGGAACAGATGCAGTAGATTTAGGAATTGTAAATTTAACAGCACCTCAAACATTAACTAATAAAACTTTAACATCACCTACACTTAATACTGCGGTATTACAATTAGGAGCATCTTTAAACACTAATGGTTTTAATATTGCATTCAATAATGCAACAGGAATAGATGATGATTCGGGTAATCAACAAATTATATTTAATAAAACTGCATCAGCAGTTAACGAAGTAACGATTGCTAACGCAGCAACAGCAAATGATCCAACTTTTACAGCATCTGGTGATGATACAAATATTGGTTTGGATTTTATTCCAAAAGGAACAGGTGCGGTAACGTTTCTTGGTACTGGTAAAATTCAACAAGTAAAAGAAAAAGTTTCAGTGTTTGCAACAGCAACTACTGGAACAATTAATTACAATTTTTTAGATCAAGCTGTTCTTTTTCATACAACGGTGGCGACAGGTCAATTTACAATAAATTTAAGAGGTAGTTCTTCTACAACTCTTAATAATATGTTGTCAGTTGGTGAGTCTATAACAGGTGTATTTATGAATACAAATACTACTTTTTATGTTTCAACAATAACGATTGATGGTTCATCAACTAACGTTGTACTTGAGTATCAAGGTGGTTCTGCACCTACATCAGGTAATGCAGGGATAGATGTTTATTCATTTACTGCAATTAAAACATCAACAACCCCAGCATATACACTTTTAGCGTCACAAACTCAATTTAATTAAGGAGATTTTGTAATGCCTTTATACTCAACACGCGGAGCAGCATCAGCAAGAGGATTTGGATTTGGTGGTGGACTTGGTTTAATTGTTGCTGCAACAGGTGGAACTGAAACAACTGATGGTGATTACAAAATACATACATTTACAGGCCCTGGAACTTTTACAGTAACTAAAGGTGGACTAGTTAATTATTTAGTAGTAGCAGGAGGAGGTGGTGGCGGAGTAGCTACACAAATTCCTGGAGGAGGTGGTGGAGGCGGTGGAGGATTTAGAGAAGGTAAAAATCCAACAGCACCTTATACAGCTTCTCCTCTAGTAGCATCAAAAGGATTAGGAGTTCCTGGCGGAGCTTATCCAATTACAGTTGGCGGAGGTGGAGCAGCTGGAAATCCTCCAGGAACACCTACTTATAGAGGATCTCCAGGAAACCCTTCAATATTTTCAACTATTACATCAACAGGTGGAGGTGGTGGAGAAAATTACACAGGAGTAGGTAACCCAGGTCGACCAGGAGGTTCAGGTGGTGGTGGAGTTTCAGGAGGTGGTGGACTTGGAAATGATCCTCCAGTAAGTCCTCCACAAGGACAACCAGGAGGAGATAGCGGTGGTCCTTTCGGATCAGGCGGTGGCGGAGGTGGAGCAACGGCGGCTGGAGGTGGACCTCCTTCTGCTGGAGGAGCTGGAGCAAGTACAGCAATAAGAAATTCACCAGGAGCGCCTGGACCATTAGGTTATTCTGGAGGTGCAGGAGGTTCGCCGGGAGGTGCAGGAACACCTACTTTTGGAGGAGGGGCTGCTGGAGGTGCAGGAACTGCAAATAGAGGCGGAGGTGGTGGTGGAAACGCTGCTGCTGGTGGATCTGGAGTTGTTATAATAAGATATAAATTTCAATAAAAATTATGGCACATTTTGCAAAAATAAATGAAAATAACGAAGTTTTAACAGTTTTAACATTGAATGATAGTGACATGTTAAATGCTTCTGGTGTTCCAGACGAATCAATTGGTCAACAATATTTACAAGCAAATAATAATTGGCCGGCTCATTTATGGATTCAAACTTCTTATAATACAATAGCTAATAAACATTTACTAGGTGGAACTCCTTTTAGAGGAAATTATGCAGGAATAGGTTATATTTGGGACGAAGTTAATCAAATTTTTTGGTCTAAAAAAACATATCCATCATGGATAAAAGATATTATAACTGCAACATGGAAATCACCTATTGGTGATGCACCAACATTGACTCAAGAACAAATTGATCAAAATACAGCTAATACTCATTTATGGTCGTATAACTGGAACGAGACAAATCAATCTTGGGATTTAGTTAATTTATTTGCTTCTTAATTATATTTGATTTAAGTATTAAAATATATTATATACTTTTGTATATATGCAAAAGAAAGTACTATCAGAAATAGATTTGTATTTTGGGCAAATAGAAATGCCAAAAGGTTTTGAAATTGATAGAGAAATATTAACTAAAGATATTTTATCTTATACAATTTATAATAAAGATTTTCCATTTTCTAAAGCTTGGGACATGTTACAAACATATCTACGAGAACATATAAATTTAAAGTATGGTTTTTCTTTAGTAAATAAAGAAACAATTGGAGATATTTATTCTCCTGGTCAATATTCACATTCTTTATTACAACTTAACCCTGTAGATTTAAGACACTCTCCTGATTATGTAATGTTATATGGAGTTAATGTTGGAAAAGATTCTTGTAAAGTATTTATAGAATATGATTCTAATAGAAGAAAAGGAAGAAGTTGGGAGATATTATTAAATAATAATGATTTTGTAATGTTTCCTTCTACACAAATATATCACGTAACAACTAACACATCTAAACAATTAAATTTTATATTAACAACTACTTATGAATTTATCTAATTATTATTATTATTTTAAATCTGTATTAACACCAAAATTTTGTGATGAAGTCATTAAGTATGGATTACAACATGAAGAAGTTTTAGCTGTTGTAGGCGATCACAACATGAATAGAAATTTAAAAGAAGAACCTTTAAAAAAAGAAGAAATATTAGATTTAAAAAAGAAAAGAAATTCAAACATAACATGGCTAAGAGATTCTTGGATATATAAAGAAATTGTTCCATATATTCATCAAGCAAATAAATTAGCAAATTGGAATTTTGATTGGAATTATTCTGAACCATGTCAGTTTACAAAATATAAATTAAATCAACATTATGATTGGCATTGTGATTCATGGGATAAACCTTATGATAACCAAAATGATATGAGTATGCATGGTAAAATTAGAAAGTTATCTGTAACTTGTCAATTGACAGATGGAAGTGAATATGTGGGTGGAGAATTACAGTTTGATACTAGAAATTATGATCCACATATGAGAGATGAGGATAAACATTTAATAACAGTAAAAGAAATACTTCCTAAAGGATCTATTGTTGTATTTCCTTCTTTTGTATGGCATAGAGTACAACCAGTTACGAAAGGAACAAGATATTCATTAGTTATTTGGAACCTTGGATATCCGTTTAAATAATATGTTTAAAGAAGAATATTTTAAAACACCGTTTTGGTTTGAAGAAAAAAAAGATTTTTTAAAATCACTTACAAAAGCTACAGATAAATACATTAAAGAAGCCAAAGAATTAAAAAAAGAAGATATAAAAAAATATAATGATTTTGGAATGTCTTATCATTCAAAACCTTTAATAGAAGATACTAAATTTAAAGATTTTCATAATTATGTAAATCAAAAAGCTTTTGAGTTTTTAGATTGGCAAGGATTTGACATGCAACAATATACTACTTTTTTTTCTGAAAGTTGGGTACAAGAATTTGCTAAAAATGGTGGTGGTAATCATTATGCACATATCCATACTAATCAGCATGTGTGTGGATTTTATTTTCTTAAAGCAAGTGAAAATACGTCTTATCCAATATTTCATGAACCTAGAACAGGTGCACGTTGTACAAAATTAAAACTTAAAAACCAAGATGAAATCACTTATGGTTCAGAAATTGTTCATTTTAAAGTTCAGCCTGGAATACTTATATTTTTTCCAGGATATATGGAACATGAATTTGTAGTAGATCATGGTAAAGAACCATTTAGATTTATTCATTTTAATATACAAGCAGTTCCTAAAGAAATGGCAAAGGTAAACATATAATGACTAAATATAATTTTAAAAAAGATAGATTTACAGTAATTAAAAAAGCAATAGATCCAAAGATTGCAAATTTTATTTACAATTATTTTTTAATGAAAAGACAAGTCGCAAAAACAATGTTTGATGCAAGGTATATTTCTCCATTTACAACTGAGTTTGGAGTATGGACAGATCAACAGGTACCTAATACTTATTCCCACTATGCTGATATTGCAATGGAAACTTTGTTATTATTAGTTCAACCTATTATGGAAAAAACAACAGGATTAAAATTAAATCCAAATTATTCTTATGCAAGAATTTATAAAAAAGGTGATATATTAGAACGTCATAAAGATAGATTTTCATGTGAAATATCTACAACATTAAATCTAGGCGGAGATTCATGGCCAATATTTATTGAACCAAATCCTAAAATGGGAGAAAATATTGAAGGCAAAGGATATGTTTCTAAAAATACAAAAGGAATAAAAGTAAATTTAGAGCCCGGAGATATGTTAGTATATCGTGGAAATGAATTAGAACATTGGAGAGATGTATTTAAAGGCGAAGACTGTGCTCAAGTTTTTTTACACTATAATAATATTGCAACTAAAGGATCAAAAGAAAATATTTATGATCGTAGAATTCATCTAGGTCTTCCTGCTTGGTTTAAAAAATAATACTATGTTTGAATCTCACATAAATGCTATCTTTCCAACACCAGTTTATCAATCCAAATTAAATAGAAATTTTACAGGTAAAGAATTATTATTTGTTAATAACAACAAAAATATTGTATATAATAATACAGGAAATACCGTGTCAAAAAATAATTATGTATTAGAAGATAAGTTATTTAATAATTTAAAAAAAGAATTAGATTTAAGAGTAAAAGATTATTTTGATAAAATTATATCTACTTCTGATAATATTAAACCCTATATTACTCAATCTTGGTTAAACTATACTGAAACTAATCAATATCATCATAAACACAATCATTTTAATTCATTAGTTTCTGGAGTTTTATATATAAATTCTGATGAAAAATATGATACAATTACTTTTTATAAAGATAGTTACCAATCACTAAAACCTAATATAAAAGAAAACAATTTATTTAATTCAGAATCTTGGTGGTTTCCTGTTAAAACAGGGGATATAATACTTTTTCCATCTTCCTTACTTCATATGGTGTCTACTAAACAAGGGGATAATACAAGAGTCAGTTTAGCCTTTAATGTTTTTATAAAAGGAGATATTGGTGATGAAAAAAATTTAACTAAATTAAAGATAAATTAGTAACATTTAAACATAGTTAATTAAGTGATATACTAGGCATAAATATGCCATTAAAAAAAATACCATTACCTCCAGGTTTTGATAAGAATGATACAGCATCTCAAGCAGAGGGACGTTGGATTGATGGAGATAATGTACGTTTTCAATATGGATCACCTGAAAAGATAGGTGGTTGGCAACAAATTAATTCATCTATACTAGTAGGCGCAGCTAGAGACATACATTCTTGGTTTGATTTAACTGGCAGACGTTATGTAGCTATCGGCACGAACAAAGTTTTATATATTCTTTTTGATGAAGTGTTTTACGATATTACACCTTTGGGAACAGCACTAACAAGTTGCACTTATACATCAACTACAGGTTCTACAACAGTTACTATTAACAAAAATGCACATAATTTAGTTGTTGGAGATTTAATTAAATTTACAAGTGTAACAACACCAGGACCAACTACAACAAGTTTTACAACAGCTAATTTTGAAACCAATTCATTTGAAGTAATTACAGCTACAACAAATACATTTACAATTACTATGCCTGTTACAGAAACAGGAACAGGAGTTACTACAGGTGGATCACTTATAACAAACCCTTATGTTAATATCGGACCATTAGCCGCGACACTTGGTTATGGATGGGGAGCAGGTACTTGGAATTTATCTACTTGGGGTACTTCTAGATCAGTTTCTAATACGACAATTGATGCAGGAAGTTGGTCTTTAGATAATTTTGGAGAACTATTAATTGCAACAATTAAAAATGGTAAAACTTTTTCATGGGATCCTAATGCAGGAGCTGGAGTTAACACACGTGCAACTGTTATATCAGGTAATCCTACAGCAACAGTTCTAACAAGAGTATCGGACAGAGATAGACATTTAATTCATTTTGGAACTGAAGCTACTATTGGATCAACTGCTACTCAAGATCCAATGTTTATAAGATTTTCAGATCAAGAAGATATTGAAGTATATGAACCAACTTCAACTAACACAGCAGGTACATTTAGATTAGATAATGGTAGTAGAATCGTAGCAGCTGTTAAGGGTAAAGATTATATATTAGTTTTAACAGATGAAGCAGCATACACAATGCAGTTTGTGGGACCACCTTTTACATTCAGTATTCGTCAAGTTGGATCTAACTGTGGTTGCATTGGACAACACGCAGCAGTCTTTGTAGATGGTGCTGTGTATTGGATGGGTGATTCTGGTAATTTCTTTGTATTTGATGGAACAGTTAAAACATTATCTTCTTCAGTTGAAAACTTTGTATTTACTACAACAGGAGATGCTTTAGGACTTAATTTTACAAATGGTGAATTAGTGTTTGCAGGACATAATAGTTTATTTACAGAGATTAACTGGTTCTATCCACAAGCATCTTCAACACAAATAGATCGAGTGGTTACTTATAATTACGACCTTAAAACATGGACTACAGGATCGCTTGCAAGAACAACATATGAAGATGCTCATGTATTAGAGTATCCAAGTGCCACTAAATTCATTTCAACATTAACTCCAAATACTCCAACAATTAATGGTGTTACAAATGGTGGTAGTTATTTCTTTGCACATGAGGTGGGTGTAAACGAAGTTCTTAATTTAACAAGCACAAATACAACAAACATTACTATACCTGCTTTTATTAGATCAGGAGATTTTGATTTAGATATAGAAGGAGATGGTGAATTCTTTATTAAGATAAGAAGATTTATTCCTGACTTTAAATATATAGATGGTAATACAAAGGTAACTTTATTCTTTAAAGCGTACCCAGCAGATTCAACCACGGCTCAGGGACAAACAACTGTAGGTCCCTTTACAGTGTCCTCGACAACAGATAAGATAGACACACGCGCGCGAGGAAGACTTGCTAGTATTAAAATTGAAAACGATGCACTTAATGACAATTGGCGTTATGGTATATTTAGAGTAGATATACAACCAGACGGCAGAGGCGGAAGTGCTCCACAAACA